ATGATAGGTGATCAAGGAATTCGTGGATTACTTAAAAGTAGCGGTAGATGGGTAGTCGTGGCTCGTTGGGACTGTGAAGGTGCGGAGTACGACGCCGCAGGATGGCTTGAGAAGATGTCCTATGCAACGCCTCCGGCTGTAATTTACATGCCCGGCGGTAGCGTAGTTTATACTGATCAATTTGCAGCGTTTTCAGAAGCTAATGATATTATCTAACCCCACCCCAACACATATAGGATTAAGAGGCTTGAAGCTCACAAACGAACGACAAAGTACTTTGTGTCTCAAAATCGAACAAAATTGCACCACAAACACATAGAGATAGGAGCCTCGAAGATGAATGATAATTTAGTCGATAACTTCCCTGAACTAGATGACGACCAGCTAAAGCAAAACTTCGACAACGCCTTAATGAGTTGGGAAAACGCATTAGATGAAGCTGATCGCTACGAGAAGCTAACTAATTCTATTGAAGTAGCAATTGAATTCAGGCGCAAATTAAACGCGCGTCTTAGCAAGTAGAGATAGGAGAAGAGAGAATGAATTACTTTAAACACGGCGGGCTACTTATCGATATTGACGAAGTGCTGGCGGTAGAGTCCTTACCCCAAAGGCCAGATGGCGGGCCACCTTATCACTCGGCGGGGCAAGTCTTCTATAAAAATGGAACTAGCATTGAGACGAGTTTTGAATTCGCGGAAGCGTTTCACAAAGCAGTCTCGAGTCACACGATTACCCAGAGGGCCTAGAGATAAACCTTATAAGATAGAAAGACACGAAAATGAGTAAGGAACTAGAAAAAAAAATAAGCTCTGTTTTGACAGGACTTGCAAAGGCATTCGATGACGAACTTGAAAATGAAACCGAAGAGGACTTAGAAAAGAGTTGGTTCTTTAAATTTGATGAAACAGCCAAGCCTCACGTCAATCTTTATAATTTCTACGACATGCTAAAACTCTACGGTTCCCATTGCAGACGATGGGAAGAAAAGCACAACGGAAGCATGTGTGTCGTTGAACGCGTGAGAGACAAATATCTCTTACCAAAGATCAAAGAATTTGCCGAACAATCTGGCATGACTTCTTAAGATAGAAAGGAAAGACTATGAGCAAGGCAGTATCAATCGCACATGATCTAGATGGATTAGCCCCAAAAGACATGGCTTACAGCATCAACAAAATGATGGTTGAGATAACGCCTTTGCGCATTGGCTCCATGGTTTCAGTGAATGAAAAGCACCCAAATCACAAAGACTTTCAAGGCGCGTTTATCGTCACTCGACTTGATTGGGATTATCGCGGAGATGGACGTTTGAATATCTCAATCGCAAGCGAGAAAGATATCCATATGGATCATCCCAGTTTTGATGGGTTCACCGTTGATGATCTAGACCCAATGCCGCAAAATATCGGCGGAACAATTTTGTAAATAACTAAGGGAGATAAAATTAAGCAGGCGCACAATGCACCCTGCCCCTAATAGGATTGTAGTGATAACGACCGCCACGCACATAGATCAATGCAATCCTGTAGTTTCTCCATGTGGTGAAATCTAGTTTAATCTCAGAACGCCTAATACCATATTTGATAATAAGCTTTTCAATAGCTTGTTCAGCCCATTTTTCTTGCTCAATATTAAAGGCTTCAACATCTGAATGCGAACCTTCTGCAAAATACCCTTCCGGTTTAAATACATGGTCAAGATCATTCATAGTTTGGGCTTATCGTACCGTTATTGCGGCTTCCGCAATCATCACAACGATACTTTTGATTGATAATAGACTTATCACGCGGTTGACTGGCTAGATCAATTTCACGCCCTCTCCGACAATTGGCGCACCAGGCATAAATAGACCAACCCGCATCTCGCAGTTTTCCATATGTATCGTAGGATAACAATTATTAGTTCCGTGGTTTAATTAATACGGAACATAATGTGAACATATTGTGAGAGTCAAGGAACTATATCGTATCATATGATAAGGTATTATCTTAGTTTATCAGGCGCTCTAAATTGAAGGCATGATAAACCTTGCTGCAATAGTGCTAGTAGTTCGTTTGCATCTTTGAAGGTGTATTCGTTATCATTAATGGATAATCTGAACTGAACGCCTTTATCTGGAGTTGGTTTGACTTTAAACACGGGACTAGTCATTGAAAGAATACTCTATTTTGTACAACTCTGCCACCTGACTTAAATACTGCACTGTGCATACCTCTATATGAGCTATAGCCGTGGCCTCTAGCGTATCTATTTGCTCTGACTATTGGAGGCTGCTGCTCAACCAGAACACCGCCACTTTCGCCGCTTTTTTCATACTTATGGCGATGACCACAATATCCCCATCTTATCTTTGCTTTACCCCATGCCTTCGCATGTTCCTTTGACATGAAATTTGGCATTTCAGAAGGCTTCATTTCATCGGCATGTGTGGCAAAAATCATATGGTCGAAATGAGTATGTAATACATGCGGGTCATCGCTTGTATCTACCGTTACATCTGGCTCTTTTAAATAAACACCTTTGACATAGGATTTAATGCTATGAGTAGTAACAAGATCATGGTTCCCTCGCACCATTGACAAATGAACCTTGCCAAACTTTTCCAATGATAAATCAACCATCCAATGGAAAAGATGCATTGCTTCATCTAGCATTTCAGAAGATGATAAATCTGTTTCCAGAATATTATTACTCTTCGATGTAACCGATTCAAGTCCATCATAGTCGCATATATCACCTAACCCTTGTATTATAGCACTACCACAAGGCGGGGCTTCATCGATAAGCTTAACAACAGCGCCTTTTATATCGGATATTGTGTCTTTGCTGCCCCATCGAAGACGCTTATCGTTTGATTTATAACATGCGCCGATATGAAGGTCAGAAACAGGCAACCAGAACAATGAATCTCTATCCAGTCCTTTAGGTTTTTTCCTCTTACCAAACCCTTTAAATCCACTAAGTGCGCTTTCGATGATTTCCTTGGCTTCTCTCGGATCTGGGGCACCTTTCCTATCGATCTTATCCCATTGCCGTTCTATTTGACCATTAGCGCCTATCTGAATAGTGCGTTTTTTAGTTTCAAAATTATCGGGCATTTCATATTCGTCACCCAAGTCGGGTTTCTGCTGAATATGTTGCTTTAAAATATTACCTTTTTCATCTAGCGTTGAACTGGATTTGGATATCCGGTAACCATCCATTACGGGTCCGGTTGGCGTTAACCCGTGTGCTGCCGCCCATTTTCTAGCTCTATCAATAGCGCAAACATCTAATCCAAGCTTATTTGCCGCGCCTTGCCGCCCGTCGTCAAGATACGCCTGATATCGCCGTTTAAGTTCTTCTTCTGGTACTGGAGGTGTTGGCATCAGCGATCCGCCTTATGTTCCAGCCTGCTTTCTAGTCGTTCTAATGCGTTCAAAATCTTATCGAACTGATCACCATGCGTTCGAGACCGCTCCTCAAGAACCATTATACGAGCGCGATTCATGAAATGAGAACTAGCTACCCCTATGACCAGCACAAGAATATATAGTAAGTCTTTAATAGCGATTTCCATTATTTGCGGCACCCTTTATCTTTGTGACACTGCAAATTGTGCGCGGCTACTTGGTCACGAAAAACTGGATCATATTGGCTTATGTAGGTTCTTGTGCCAGAGTTAGGTGTTTGCTTTCCATAGCCAGAACCATCACTGACATTGCCCGTTTGTGTACACCCCACCAAGAAGCTTGCACTTATCAGCATCAGAAGCGTTGTTAATGGTTTCATTCGTTTCGTTACGCTCATGGTTCTGAGCCTCCGTTGCTTTGAGGTTATCTATTTCGAATTTGAGAATTGCGTGATCGACAAATACATTGATGACGTAAAGTGCAAAAAATAATGCTCCGCCGATAACCACCCAACGCACATTTTTCGCGATGAATGCTACAAAGATCATAACGCAGCCTTAATCGCTCGTGCCTCATCACGGTAGCGTTTCCGCTCAGATATCACGTAACCAGCCGCACACATGACGCAGAGAATGATAGCGCCTTGAATATATGGGTTTAGCTCTGTGAACATGGTTGCCGCACTACCCGCCGCGCCTTGTAAGGCCGTTAGCCAATTGGTCTTTGATTTTACCATCGGCTTATCAAGGCCATCGGGTTCGATAGGGACTTGTTCGATTTCAGGCGTTGTTGCTTGAGCTACACCATACCCCATCGCTTCCAGCGCTTTGTCATACTGTTTAGCTATTGACGCTATTTGATCACGCTTATCTGTGCCGTTTATTACTCTTCTCGCGCCACGAAAATCTGAAGATTTGAGAGTAACATAGTCAGAAACCTTTTTACCGGTAAACCAACCATCCATAGACCCTTTAACCAGTATGTAAGCTGAGTTTTTAGGCTCCATTACCTTATCAGGGTTTTTCGTGAAATCCACGCCCAATTCTTTACCAGCCTTGATATAATTATCTTCCCATGTTAGCTGAACAAAACCACGACCATACCAAGGGTAATAACGAAGGTTTTTCTTTCTCCAAGCTTCTGCACCATCAACCCAATACGCCTCTTTAACAGGCCTCATAGTTCGCGCAGTTTCCCAATATGCAGTTGCTAAAATGTAAGCGGCTTGATTACGTAAGCACCCTTGCTCAAAGCACTCGTCAATAATTAGTTGGGTATAGCCAAGGTTCATACGCATAGTGTTTTCTCCATAACTTCGCCTTCATGGGCCGCGATTTCCGCAAGCCCCTGTTCTGAGGTTTTCATGATATTTCCTTAGATTATTTGCGCTTAAAACGCCTGTAGACAACGCCAAGCGTTGAAAGCCCGATAAGCATAACGCCCGCAACAGGCCATAAGCGCGGGTCTTGTTCACCCACGCATAAAAAAAGCTCCCAATCGGAGCCGCCTAAATCATGCTGAATACAGCAATCTGTTATGTTGAGGCCAAACCAATTATCAGGCCAATATGTGCATTCAAAATCAGGCATCGAAATCTGACGCTATGATTGCCGCTTTGCGTTCTGCGGTTATAATTGTCAGTGAAACTAACGCAGATAGACCAGCGTCAACCTTTGCGTGGCCTAAAAATACATCGCCTGCCAGCGCCTGGTCATACCAAAGTTTTATGTCCACGCTTGTCTGCGTTAATTCAATAATTGCTGACTTTTCGGCGTCAGTGAAAAGCTCCATAAACTCGCGGAATGTCCCTGTATCCCTTTTGACTTTTGGTAATTTTGCATAATCCTCAATTGCCTTGATTTCACTAGCTGTCTGGTCTCTATTAGTAACCGTGCCAGTGATCACATTAATTTGACGAACAACCATGTTAAAACTCCCATGAAATATTAATATTACCAAGATCAAACGTAGGCGTTCCGGTAGTTGTGGTTATCCTAACGCGGTCTAATTCGCCGGAAAGTCCTTTTGAGCCAGATCCAATATGCAAATAATTAGTGGCTGTATCTGCCAACATACTCGACATAACCCATTTGTTTGATGAGGCGTCTAATAGATCAAGGGTAAGAGTACCTGAGTGAACTGCGGATGCGGTAGCGTTCCGAGTAATTACAAGTCCAGTGGTTGAACTTGTAATAAGGCTTGAAGGAATAAAAAGACAGGCAACAGAGCTATAACCTGTGGTTTCAAACCCACCAGAATCGCCAAGCTGTATTTGGTAAAACGCCGCCGCGTTCATTGAAACGCCCTCGAAATTAACGGTTATTTTTCGAACGCTAGCCGGAATTGAGGTGAAATCAATTGCAGTGCCGGAAGTAGAAGCGACAGCCGTTCCTAATTGGATTTTCAAGCCATCTGCGTATACTTTTGTTGATTGCTGGCTTGGGGCTTTAGTCGCGCTATCAGATGCAAAATCATCTTCATCCAATACAGCACCAATAGCTTCGTAGGCAGAGCCATTAAAAAATCTAAGTTCATTTAATGTAGTATCATATCGAATCTGAACACCGTTCGGCGTTGTAGGCTCTTGGGCCGTTGTGCCAGACGGAATATTAAGAGCCGTATTCTTTGAACCATCATCCGAGCTATCAATGAGCGCAATATTTGAAATTTCGGGCACATCCGCAGCCATGGCAAACGTGCCGTCTTTATCTGGAAATGTGTAAGTCCGTGTTTGTCCTGCTGTTATTGAGCCAGCATCAAACTTGGCAATCTTTGTTTCTGCATCAGCATCAGCAATTTTAAATGTGTCATGAATGAATGAAACGCCAGTGTTGAGATTGGCAAGATGTGACATAATTGTACGCAAACCATTGTCCATGTTCCTAACGGCGGCAGAGCCTTGAATATCCGTCCCGCCGACATCTGTATTGTTTGCAGCGGTAGTGTCGTAATCGCTTATTTTATCTTTTGACATTTATCCTATCCAAATATTGATGATAAAAATGAGCTGTCCGATTGATTGTGATTGAAATCACCACCTATCGATGTCTTGCCCGTTTGCTTGTTGTATTGATCGTATCGCCCATCAGCTCGTTGGGTTCTTACGTAGTTTCTTGAATTGGCTATCGCACCTGCACCGCCGCCATTGCCGTTCATGACATTTGAAACTCGCTGACTTCCGTTACTGCCCCATGCGTTAAAAGTGTTTGATGGGGATTGTGAAGAGCGGTTAAACCCAAAGTTAAAGCCCTGCCCGTTGTTCATGCGTCGATTGGCGAATTGAGCGACCTTAGGCCCAATCTGCGCGCCAACTGGACCAAGCAACAGGCCACCAAGCGCACGAGCAGCCAACGTTTGAGGCTTCAACTGCTCTTTGAGGTGCGCACCCGCTTTATGTTTAAATCTATCCATTCTTGTTGGACGTGATGCAGGGATTGGAACGGTGGGAATGATATCAAGAGGCTGTCCGGCTGGGCCTTCTATGATTGGTGCTTGCGGTTGAGACGATACCAACGGATCTACGTAGCCTGGTGTTTCCAGTACAGGAGCACCCATTTGATAATTTTTATATGCACCTGCTGAATAACCTAGCGGCACAGTTGGCCTTGCAGGTGGCAAGTTCTCACGCGTTACCCGACCTACCGGAACCGCTGGAAGGCTTGAAGGTGGTTTACTCTGATAATGTCTCTGTAACAGTGCTGCCGTTTTATTCGCTGGAATAGCTGGCCTTGCTCGCTCTAATGGCTGTCTTTCGACTTTACCAATAGGCCAACCGCTTAAACTGGCAACCTCTGTACGCTTTGGTGCATCTAGACCACCGCCATGCCAAACAATGCCGCGTGGCGCTGGTAATACTGGTTGTGGTCGCCAAGGTGTTGGTGTTTGCGAGCCTGTAGGCAGGGATTGATTGTTGTAGGCTAAAGCGGGAGATGGGGCTGCCTGTTCACCTCCAAAACGATCTGAGATGTAATTTAACTTTGAGGTATATTTTGGATCGGTGGCATAACTCCCATAACGTCCATTTTTGAGATTACGAGCTGCACTTTGAAAATCTGGAGCATTCCAAGATTTAGGATAAGCTTTCTCCATGAATTCGAGATAGCCCTTAACCGAACCCGCCAATCCATCATAAGCACGAAATTTATCGGTTATGCCTACTCGTTTACCGCCGTAGACCTCATGAGTAGCAAAATTAACGGTCTTACCTTTGTATTTTCCACCTGCTTTAATGCCGAAATGATTATTTCCTTTGACAGATTTACCGTATCCAGTCTCTAATGAGGCTTGCGAAGCGGCTAGACGTGCTTGCACCTCATTTGCGCCTAGATTTCGTGCTGTTTCATAAACCTGAGAGTAATATGACTGTTGTCTAGATGCCATTGAGAGGGCCTCATGAAAAGTATTGCATTAATATTAAGTTTGGTTGCTTCGAGTGCTTTCGCTGGAGAAAGCTATTGTAACGATGGCTCGACATTCCATATTGAAACGATCCCTCACGGCTTCGCGGTCGTTCGAATAAACAAAGCAGATTATTGCAAGCGAGTTATGAGCCTTGAGACTGGCGAAATGTCAGAACGGTTTATCTGTGATGGTCGTGAAGACTATCAGTTAGATTTCTTAGTTGAAGGCGATGAGTTGATACTTACGCAAACAGATGGCAACGAAGCCTTGTTTTCTCGCTGCCAATAAAAAAGCCCCGCAAAAGCGAGGCTATAAATCATACTATTAAAATTCTTCTAAATTTCAGGTTCACCAGTAGCTATTTTTTGCTTTGCAATTTCTGGCAGTATATCTTCTATCTCTTTTGCTTTCGCAAATTTTATAGCAAGGTCTTCAAATTCTTTGTAGAAAGACGCTCCGCCCAACGTCGATCTTTCAGCTATAATGAATGGGTAGGCTGCAACAAAATCTCGAACTACTGTAGTTCGATAGAATGAATGGTAAAGCTCTTGGCTCAGTATTTCATTTTTAATACCAGATGCTATTAGCTCATATTGATTTAACTGTCGTCTTACTACTTGCGTAGAAGCCCCGTTTTTATTTGCCCATTGCGCTAATCCAGCTTTTTGTCCTTTTAGACTAATGAACTTTTCTCTGTTGGCCATCCAATCTGCATCGGAATTAAGCTTCACCAAGATATCTAACATAGCTCTTTTTTTTGCTATCTGGGCTTCATTTTCCATAGCTTTCAGCGTGTTTGAACTATGCGATTCTCGTTTGGCATCTTCCGCTCTTTCGTGAGCTACAATTTGCGTTTTTAACGCAACAACCTGTTCTTGAGTGGTTTCACTCTGCTTCTCCATCACTTTATATTGCTTTTTAGCAACGCTAGCGGAGTAAACTATTGTCCCTAGCGACAATAACGCAACACACAATGCAAATCCAGCAATCGTTGTGCTATCCGACCCTGTTTCAATCGCACATAGCACACCCTTTTCGCCATGGCTGACGAATATATCCATACATTCTTTTACGTCCATGAAAGCCCCCCACGTTTTCTATCCACCACGAAAAAACGCTGCGGCATACAACCACAGCGTTTCTTCATTTGCAATAGCAATTTAGGATTAACCCCCATTGCCCTCCCGAAGCAGAACGATGTTTGTTTTAATTAGCATGCTAAAACTCCAATCTTGCATTTCAAATCGTGCTAACTAGCGTCAGCTTTTGCAGTACACCACAACACGATTACCGAATCCGTTAATCTCCCTGTATGATATGGGTTCTAGGTTAACCAAAGCTTACCAAGTTTTCGGTTTCAATATCTGGAACCACTACCAATAATTGATTCATAGAACAACTTTTCTCTACAATCAACAGGCTTATTAACTTTTTGTTAACACAATGATTACAACTAATTTTGATCAAATAATGACCAAATATCGCTCATATTGTGCTTTCCAACACCGATATGGTGCCACTTTGCGTAAAAACAAGACATTATTGGCGAAAAATTCTCAATTGGGTCAATTTGTCCAACTTAATAAATATGTACGCCTGCCCCTGATTAAAGCTAGTTTACTCAGCAAGCTTCACCAAAATACAAAACAAGTAACTGAAAAAGTCGGGCTGCCCCACTGTATAAACATACCGATAGTGTTTGATAGAACTCAGATATACGCGCACGGTGCAATCGAATCGCGACTAAAATTGCAATGCCAGGCTAAAAGCCCCGCATTGCAGGGCCACGTAATCGTTATTTTAATTTTATCCGGCGGCTTGGTTTCTGTGTTATTATACATTAGGTAAGGTTCGCGAAGATCGCACAATGTATATAGATTCGAATAAAAGTGTGCCGCTTACCTCTATTTTAATGCTTTTCAATTACTATATATAGTGTAATGTTCAAATTTATACGCCCAACTGGGTGAAGAAAGGGAGCCAATGACCACTCGTACTTTTTATGTTCGCGCCCTTCGCGATGAAGAAGCGAACGTGTTTTATAGCGAAAGCAATATTAACGGTTTGCATATCGAAGCCGATACAATTGAAGAATTTGAAGCTTTAATGAACGAGCATGCTCGCGACTTAATTATGGCTAACCATATGCCTAATGAGCTAGTAGTTAATAATCCAATCAAAGATTTAATTCCTTCTATTTTGTGGCAACGCCCTGAAAATATAGCTATGGCTTGATCCTTTGAATGGATTTTACAAGCAAGTAACTCAACTTTTATCTGCTGCTGGATATTCTCAAGTCAAAGGTGGCAAGGGGTCACATGAAAAATGGTCCAATGAAAATACTCAGCATCTAACTACTGTCCCAAAGAACCTAAAATCTCGCCACACCGCAAACTCAATACTAAAAGATTGCGGTGTGAATGTTAAAGTTTAATCGCAACCCCGACAGAGCAAGATTGTTTCGTAGCAGCAAACTCAAGGATTCCGATGACTGATCAACCAGAAGACAAAAAGGATTCTGGAAACATTCTTATCGAGTACACTAAATGGCTCCTTAAATGGTTGCTAATTGTAATCATCTCATTGATCGCTCTTGGCATTGCGATTTGGGTAGTGGTCGCAGCTTATGAATGGCAAAGCAAAGGGCAACATTTATCTTCAATACACATAAGAGCAGAATATGACCTTGAAACATGTCGAGAAAAATACCCCATCAAAATCACGATTGACAACCAATCTAAGAAAACGATTGAATATTTAAGGTTTAATATTGATGCAACCGTACCTGGGCGATCAACAAATGTCTTGTTATCTGGCACTTATGTGAAATCAGACTTAATTATAGATCCTCAATCGACTCGTAAAAATTGCTATTACTTTCAACTCCAAACAAAATATGAAAAAATGGGAATGGAAAATTTGGTACTTAACGCAGAAGTTAGCAGTGTAAAATTCAAATGAACAACCAGCCCGCAAACGACAACTTCCAGTTCAAGCTATGGCATAAAGTGCTTATCGCTATCGTGATGTTCGTTTTGGGTACGGTAGGCTTGTACGGTTCTGGTTGGCTGATTGATGAGTTTGGGCTGCTGATTGCTGCGATAGTGGTGATATTAGGTGTTTGGCTGTTGTCGAGGTTGACCGAATAGGTGCTTGACCAGTCATAACGGCTTGACGAATTGCGTTAGCCTTACCACGTGTCATCGCCTCTGCTGCTTTTCTTGATCCATAACCTGTTGCAGCTAATGCAGCCGCTGGAACAACACCAGTACCAACGCCAGCACCACCAGTTACCAAAGCGCCAAATGTACTTGTTGGCGACAACATACCTACGCCTTTTAATATCGCTCTAGCACTACCTCGTCGAACAAGTCCTTTAATCATCCGCTGTTCATCAGGTGTAAATTGCTTCATTTTCTTGGCATTGTTTGCAAGCGATCTAAACTGGTTGACTAAGCCATTTTCAAAGCCTGTCGCTTGATTCTGCGCCTTCTCGTAGATCTCGTCAATTATTTCTGATTTGCGAGCTGTACGCCAAAGTTCATCGGCTTGTTTCTTCAAAGGTAATGCTGACAATGGACCTTTATAATCAGTCGCCTTACTGGCATCGAAAGCACTATCAATAGATTGTTTGATTTTACCGACGTAATGAGCATCTTCCGGCGCTAGATTGGAACGGCTTACCCTATTCACTGTCTTTGAGATATTGTGCATATCCTCAATATCGACATCACCAACCAAACTCCGTTTAACAAACTCTTTCAGTTTATGGGCTTCTGGCGCAAGTTCTGGTGTAGTTTTATGTAAGAATATATCAATGTTTCCCTTGATGTTGTTTGCTTTGCTCTCTCTTATTTTCAAACCAGATTGACGCATCTTAGTATACAGCGATTGAGCCTGTGACTTAACATCATCAACGGCGAACGCACCCTTTTGGACAGCACGATTTGCTAACTTGCTCTTCAATGCATTTGCACCACTTTGTGCTAACCCACCGGTTGCAGCGCCCATTATCGCGCCCGTTGCAGCCCCTTGAAGCCTATTCCCTTCTTCTGCCATTCCCGAACCATGAGCCGCACCATATGCAGCACCTTCTAGTGCGGCTTTGCCAACCGTAGGGGCTTTCGAAAGCAATGTCACACCAGACTTAGCCAATCCAAGACCGCCGCTTAGACCGCCAACGATCTGACCACCTAATTCATAGCCGCCAGCCAGTTCTTTATTTTCAGCCATACGCGCGCGTTCGGCTTCTAATTCTTCATCATAATCACCCCATAGACCGCCGCCAGAGGCCATACCCGCCGCCATCTCATCCGAATAGCCAAAAGTTAGGCCTTGAGCCACGCCATCAATCGCGGCACCGACTTTGTGATCCCAACGCGCCTCTTGCGGCTGTTGTTCTTGTACGGGTGCTTGTGACTGTGCCTTGATAGCGTTTGCCAGAGTTTTAGCCGCTCCAGTATCACCCGCATTATGAGCGTTTACCAGTGCACGTTTCATTCGTTCAATGTCAGCCATTAGTCACCGTATTTGTCTAGTAGTGAATTGATGTTTGGTTCACCAACTTCGCCAAGATCGCCACCGCCTGGATAAGCAGCAAACTTACTCATAACCCCATCAATGAAATCGAGTGTTTTGATAAGCTCTTCTTGTGACATGTCATTCGATAGAGCGCCCATGCTGCTTTGAAGTAATGCAAGTTCCCGTTCTGAAACCGCACCAAGTGCGCCGCCCGTCGGACTGGCATTTCTCATCTGTTGTAGGCGATCAAAGGAAACGACAGATTGAAGCGTTTCCAGCTTCCGTTTTACGTCCACGGCTTCTTGATTAATTCCCATTCCGGCCAGTTGAGAGCCGACAATCCCAACCTCAGGCAGATTAAACATGCCGCCTTGATTAAGTTGTCCTTTGATATCTGAGATAGCTTGTCGAGCAACGGTCGCTTTTTGAACTTCGTTCTCAGCTTTTGCCAGATCAGTTTGCGTTGTATCTTTAGGGCCTCCGGCTATAGGGACAAGTCTAGCACCTTCTGGCGTTTCAACCAGTTCATAACCTGGAGGGATTGTACCGTATTTACCGCCGCCGACAGTAATATTCTGCGCTCCCGCTTTTTTCTGCGCCAATTGGTAATCATTGAATTCTGGATTTTGTTGCCCATACTCGAAGTTAGCTATCGCTGTCGAAGCTGGTTTAACTGGTGCTTGCGCCTTAAGTACTTGCCCCCAAGCATCACCAATAGGCAATCCAGCATCTACTTGCGCGGCAAGATCTGGCCTATTCTGCATGAGGTATTCCATAGTCTTGTTACGTTGTTGTGCTACTTGCCGTCTTTCCTCGTTCTGCGCGCGCAATTGCCCACCTTGAGCCAAGCCCATTTGCATTGATTGAAGTTGTTGCTGTGGATTTTGACCAAACATCAAACCCGCAGCCGTTGCCAACATGTTGCCACGATCACCAAATGCACCACGAACACCACGGCGAAAACCACCCATTGCGCCTTGTTGTGTGATTGGTTGTTGTGTCTGCCAAGGATTGCTCATTTAAAAGCCTCCAAATAGTGAGCCAGCGCCAAGAGCCAGACCTGCGGCTTGCCCCCAAGGGTTTGCCCCTGGTTGTCCGGGTTGTTGTGCTGTCATTGAGCTGGACCCATAACCAGAACCAACACCAGAAATTGCGGAGTTGTATTGGCCTAGTTGCTGCCAGGGTTTATTCTGCTTCTCTTGCCAAATGCGCAATTTGTCGTTTAGATTTTGTCCAGCTAATTGGTCGTGTGCCGCGCCAACTTCAAGCTGGGTTTGCCAAGGTGATTGCATTTGCTGATAGGCATTAGAAACATTCCCTTGAGCTTGTTGACCCATGTTAAACAAATTCGAGTTTGCCGCATCTTGGCGTTGTAACTGGCCGTAATCCATACGTGCCCCGGCATCTGCAATGTTTTCAGCAACCGCGCCTTGATGCATTGCACCACCATAACGACCAGCCGAAGAGAATGATTCATTGACCGCGTGTTGCGCATCTTCAAGCGTATTAGCTCTCATGCGCTGATATGCTTCGTCGTTTTCAGTGCCATTAGCGGTTGCTGTGAATGAATCTACGGCTTGTTGCTGGTTTGCGTTATAGCCACCATTATCAATTACACTCTGGAATTGACCTGATAGCCCTTGCCCATTTGAATTATCGTTGGCTATACCTTCCATGCCAGCATAGCCAGCCGTTGTTTGATCTGACCAAGGCGTAACCGTTGACCCCTCGTAAACTTTCGCGCCGGTGCCAGCTTTGAATAGTTTATCGGCCTCTTTCATACCTGTTTTCATATATGGCTGCGCTGCCGCCCAAGGTGTTGAGCTGCTTTGCTGCGTTGTTGTTTGTGTAGGTGCTGAACCGCCGCCGCCCATATTAAATATCCACTTCGTAATCAGTGCCGATTTTCTCAGCGTTAGGAAACAACCGGAGCCACCCCGCCCTGCCCGTTGTCACGAGCTGAGTTGCACCATTTTCTTTTGCTATTTTTGTTATGAATTCTTGCATTGGACCAAGCCAAAGCTTCATATTCTTCCCCGCAAGCATTACACACCGGAAAGAATGTGGCTGTTTAGGCGTATCGAAGCGCCACACGCTTGATTGTAAGATTTTCGACCCATCACACGTTAAAATCAAAAACGCCTGTCCTGAACGGCACATTTGCCAAAGAACACCAGCGTTATATTCATCAGCCCTACACCGTTTACATGCGTTGTTTAGGTCTTGCGCTATAAGCGGCCAAATTTTATCAACTTCATCTACCCTAGCGATGTACGGATTCATTTGTATCAAATCTAGTGATGATGGGTGTGACGGTAATATATCCACCTGTCGCAGCCTTCGCCTTGAAGATATAACCTGCCCTGAGTTTTAACGGCATGTCTGTCTGAACAATTGTTTCATTGGCCGTGACTGAGGTTTTAAAGACAATCACGTCTGAGCCTTTGTTGATGTAGCAAGTTACTATAATTGCTGAGCTGTTATTGTTGGCTATTGCGAAGCCTGTCAGAATATCTTGGTTATCAGGGGCGGTGTAAATGTCTGTGATGCTTGTATCTGATAATGCGATAGTATCAGTCAATTCAAGGCCGCCGCTATAGTTTGCTGTAATCATTGCTGCCCCTCCGGTACGAAATCAGGTGAAATGCCCTTTATCGACGTCCAACTGGTTCCCGCTGATAGATTAACGGCAAATTGGTGCAATCGGCCTGACGATCTAAATGGAAGTTTTCCAGATCGTGCAGACGGTGCAATCGCTGTGTCATTTGTGATGGCATCGCCGTGAAAATCACCCCACCCTACTTGAGCCGTGAAACCAAGCGTATCTACCTCAACACGTGCGCCAGAAACAAACGATCTTGCACCTTTCGTTAATTCAACCTGCGCTGTTTGAAGCGTTGCTGCTAATGGTAAACCTGTAAAGTAGGCTAACTTGTGATCTGTGGTAAACGCCGCAAATGCTGGCGCTCCACCTTTGAAAATTCGGCTATCAAATGGAACGTTAATATCGTCGATTGTATCATAGAGTAGATCAAGCCCGTCCCATGAAACACCAGGCGTTAACAACGCAACCGCTTCTGTTAAGTCTTGATCTGAAAGACACCATTTATCTAGCTGCCAATCGTACCCTAGAAGCTGCTTTGTTCCGTTAGTTTTTTGGAAAAACCACCACACTATTTTCTCATATGGGTCTACGACAGCGCGAACGTCATATAAATAGTCATGATCAACATTATCGAAGAACCAATTATCAACACGGGTTGCGCCGATTGGGTGACCTTCTATGCCCATATAAAAGCCGTCTTTACTTAAATAGAAGAACTTATTTGGACCAATATTAGCGACAGAATATTGTGAGAGAATACCGCGTTCATTGTTTGCTTCTGAGAATGTAAATGTCATTCCCGAATTAGGCGCAAAGTTCATATACCGGAATTTATCGCGCTGCATCACTATGCTGCCCGTTTGCGAACCAAACCCGTATAAAACTGGACCACCATCTGGGAAAACCTGAATATCACAACCGCGTTTACCCAATGTCCAGAAACTGGAATCATTCAACCCGGACCATTGTATAGCGTTTGTTTGTCCATCTAATTGACCACAAACTAAATAATCGCCAGAAACCCAAACCACACTGCAAACAGGAGATCCGGCGATATCTGCAAAAATGCCCGCAGTTGTTATATCATATGATTGAAGAACGCCGCCCAGATTAGCAGCTATGAGGTTATTCCCAAATAACGCAAACGACCACCTATTGCCTATAGGAACGTTGTATCCGCCAGCCTTGCTAATATCTGTCCAACTATAAGGGCTTGTTGATGTATTGAGCTTATAAAGCGCGGTTCTAGTTCCTGCGATAATTGTTATACCGCCATCATCACTCTGAATAGAAGTAGCACCCAAGCATTCATCACCTAGAGCGCTGGATATATCAACTAGTGAAGGCATTGGCTTATGACCGTCAGCCGTGGGCAATACGTTTAATATGCCCTCACTCGCCATGTAGTTAAACGGCGATTTATCAGGTTCAAATGATGGGAATGGTATCATTACATAAAACCAATTAAGCTATATCATACGTGTTTGACGCGTATCGATTAGCCCCATTGGCTAAAAGAGCGTCATCAACAGAACGAATGCCGCGTTTATTTTGTGAAAGATAGTTACGAGTTTCTTTAATGAACTCATCAAGTGTTTGCTTGAATAAAAGCGCACTTTGAACATTAGCAATATAAACATTACCCCAAACAATTGACGCTGCCAGATACACGTCGGGGTGATTGGTTAAAAGCCAGTTGGTAGGTGCTGCGTCTGACAATGCGTAACGCTCATGGTAAACAAATCGGTATGTCTGTGCGCCAGATTGAGGGCGATTAAATTCAATGTTATCACCGTCAATTACATAAAATTCGGGTGAACCCGCTGCATCTCTATACGCAATAGTCCCTGGGGCTTTAAGTAAAATTTCGTACTCATCGTTATGAGTTGTGCAATAGAGTGCAACTGGCTCTGATAGACTTAACGAACTGATATCAATGCTTTGTGACCCATCAGCCCCGGAAAGCACGGTATCGACCTCAAAACTCTTTAACCGGCGATTTAGTCGGGCTTCTGCTAACGAAATAAAGTCAGCCGCACTGCCGGACAAGTCTTCGCGATCCATCCATTCAGTAATTGCCGTTTTTAACTCGGTGTAATTACTTATTGGCATTTTGACCCGCTTTTTTTACAAGTTCTGTTTTTTTAACTTTTGCAGGAGAGTCAACATAACCCTTTGGTATCTCTTCGCCTTGTAGAAATAACTTTTTACCAGATACGGCATACATCCAAACATCTGTTTTAGCTTGCATTTTAAATTCCTCTAATCAAATTAAAAAGGGCGACCAGAAGCCGCCCGATTAAAGTTTAAATTAAGCTGTACCAGACAGGCGACACGCAAGGCGCGGGTCAATTGCCTTAGTTCCAAACAGAACATCAAAGCGCCAGCTTTCGATATCGTTCGTGTGGTCATAGCCTGGGATAAGGCGTAGTGAGATGCCTTTATAGCTCTCGCGAGTACCACCATATGCAGACGCTGGCATTTCCATAGGTGCAGATACAAAGGCAAATGCATTTTTATGGAATATCATGTTTTGGCGATAGCCCGTTGAGGCTGCCCCCATCACTGTGATAGCTGCGTTATCAGCAGGTGTGCTGTCAATTGTTGCTTGCGCACCAGATGAAATCATAGCAGGTGACACAGTCAATGTAGCATTACCAGAGCCATCAGCAGTCACATCGGAAGTTACAGTGAATTGACGCAAGAACGGCAACTTAGCCTTACTGACCGGATTAACCGCATAAACACCCGCTATCGTGAAGACATCTCCAGCTTTTAGAACCGTCGCTGAGGCTGTCCAACCATCAGTCACAAGAGATGATGTAAAGTTGCTTGTGTCTTTAGCTGTCGCATAGGTATCGTTTTGCGAAGCGCCATTGACAAGCGGTGTACCACCATGCGCACCAACGGTATGCGTTGGGACGTTTTGAGCTGAGTAAGTATCAACACCGCCAATATTACCCAAACGAGCCATCGTATAGGCGTCTTGAACAAGTTTATCACTTGCTTGCAATGCGGCCTGCCCACCTAATAGCCCCCAATGGTCAGCAGGGGAAAGGACGCCACAACGCTCTGTCGGAACCGATAACTCATCCATACGCTGCGGACCTTTTGCAAAGTCTGTAAACGCATCGATTGTTTGACCCGGCGTACCCTGCCAAGTTGGAACATATTTATACAAATCCATAATTTGACGATCAATATAGTCGGCAAGTTGGATCATTGCCGGCTTAAGAACACGGTCACGAACACCTGATTTGTCAATATCCGTAGTCATCTCTTTTGAAGTAAAGCCAACATCAACACCAATTTGAGAATTCATGGTGATAGTTGTTGAACCTTCTTCAACATCTTGGTTCGAGCGTGTCGCACCAGTACGAACCGTGAAATCAGCAGGGCGACGAACAGATACAGTGTCGCCTTTTTTCATGCCGTTTACTTTTTGGGAAAACTCACTGTTATAGTCCGTGTGGACCTTTTTTGTCATAACAAGAGTGTTTTCGAGGATGCGCAAGGCTTCTTTTGTGAAGACTGACGACTGTTTTTTGATATCATTAGCCATTTGCTAAAATCCTTCTAAGGGCCTGGACTGTCATCACGACGTTCAAGCTTTGGTTTATTTAAATGTTTTTGCAGACCATATATCGTATTCGGACATAGACATGTCTGACGGGTCTTTGGTAGACACGCCCGAGCTTCGACTAGATACTTGTTTGAGCGGTTTGGTTGCCTTTGCCTTTTGTGAAAGAGTTGGTATTGCAGCCTGTTTTTTCTGCGATAGAGAGCCAAGTTTTGCTAAATGAAGAATTTTCAAAACATTTGGGCTCATTGCTGAGTCTAGTTGCTCTCGAGTGAAACCCTGCTCATTAATGCTAAAATTAACAATTTCATCATATGAATCAGGGGACCAACCTTTGATATTCTCTTGCCCGTATTCTTTAGCTGCCGAGATGCGGTTGGCAGTTTCCTGCTTCGCAGCTTCGGTCTTTTGAACGTAAGCATTATTTAAATAAGCCTGTATCTGTTGTTGCTCATTCTGCAATTGCGTATATTCAAATTGCAGTTTTTGAGCCCCAATAGGATCTTGGTCTACATAGGCTTGCCAATCGACATTATGAAGCTCTTCTAAACGTCCTTGGTTGTTGTTATAAGCCGCTCTCGCATCAAGCTCTTGTTCCATTACTTCTGACATTTTTTGGAAACTAGTAGTCTTTTCCTCGAGTTCTTTCCGCTGCTGGGCTACTTCGGTAGTTTTCTGCGTATAATCCGCATTTTTCATGTAGCCTTCTTTAAGAGCTTTAGGCACCTGATAGACTTCACCATCAAGTTCCATTTCCTCAAAGCCGTCGGTATTTGGCTGGCTTTCTGCATCTGCATCAAGCTCCGTTTCCTCGGCTTTGTCTTCGATCAATTCCTCATTGGGTTCGATTTCGTCAGATTCTTCATTTTCTAACGTTTCAACTTCCAACTCTTCTCCGATTGCCTCATTGGGTTCTTCGATAAAGTCTTCTTGTTGTCCTAGTTCCATTGGGGTGCACTCCTCTTAGGTTGGTGCTAATTGGCGCTTTTACCCGCAGCGCATGGGATTAGTTCAAATAGGTGCGGTTACATCCTCGACAGCGTCGAAGGCTAATTTTTTCTCTTCAAGTCGCATTTTCTCGCGCTCAAGTTCGATTTTCTCGCGCTCAAGTTCGATTTTCGCCATTTCAACCTGAGCCTTACCTATGTCTTGGGCGGCTTGTTGCTCCAGTTTTTGATTTTCTTGTGTTAATTGTTGAATTTGCTGCTTACCCTGCGCCATTAGCTTTTGGACTTCTGGTGGGAGTTTATTGTCATTGGTTGGGTCGAGTTTGGTTAACTTCTCAGCGATTTCATCAGCTTGCGGCCAATCCATGTTTTTAGCCAATGGCGCACCTAAAACAGGAGCCGCTTGCGGGAACGATCTAATCATTTCCGTCATTTGCGCCGCCGCCTCTTCACGCCTTGTTGTGAAGCTCGGACCTGCCTCAACAGCAACGTCATACTTGCCGACAGTTAAATCATGCATTGCTAAGACTATTTCGCCGTTATCGTCTTGTTCCGGCTTACCATCACGTCCAACATGAGGGACTTCTTGACCTTGATTAACTGGCTGCAAGTGTTCTTTGCCATCTTCACCTAGTACACGAAGAATACGGGGTTTATTATAAACAGATGGGATAAGATCAACGACAATACGGCCAACCTGGCGAATAGCGCGGGTTAGATTGTCAGTAAAATGGAAGGTAGCAACATCACCTTCACGCTGACGTGCCATAATGGCTTTACCGCTTGTCTCATTTGAACGAGCCCCCAACGAGGCGTCATACATGCCAATCGTTGATTTGATATCATCTGAAGCGTTTAAAGCCTCTTGCAACGCACCACCCGCTGCACCGCTATCAATCGGCTGTCTTTGTGGTGGCTGCTCCCCGTCATATTCAAGATATGCATGGTTATCTTTATGAGCCGTCTGCCATTTATCCACATCTGTATCAAACGCGCCATGAGGGCCGATATATGGAGCCCTAGGGGCAAGAGCGACTAATTCAGTCGCAGTTGTGCGCCAATAGTTAAACTGTCTTTGTGCATCCTTGGCGGGGTTTATTAAGCTACGAAAATATCGCTTTCCCTCAACTGAAAATTCATCACCATAAACAGGGACAATTGGGATATATTTACCAGCCCAATCGTTTTCCTCAAGGATTTCAGCACCCGTCATGATAGTTTGCGTTACTTTATATGACTTTGTAACACGCTCTTTTACAATTTTAATTGTGCCAGCTTCCAAAGCTGTTTGCAGGTCAATATCTTCGAGCAGATCTTCTTTAGAAAACACTCGACCATCAGACGTTAGAACTATCTCTTGATCTACCTCTTTACGTTGCCAGAACTCCGCGACCAGTACGCCATCATCATTAACCCAATCGCCATCGGCTTCCGACCATTTATCATCGTCAAAATCTGTAACCTCTGCATCTTGGTATTTATCCTTGAACGCTGTCTTCGATAAACGATCAACAACAAAGCATTCATTCCAACTTGAGCCATCTGCACATGTCGCATTCGGGTCAGGATAGATAGCAAATGGATTTATTACGCGGTCAATATTGATATCCATATCGAAAGCGTCTTCATACGAATAATCTATACCCACTCGGATATAGCCAAAGCCATTTGTTACCGCACATTCAACAGCAGTATCATATGCAATATCGGCATTTGATGTGTATTCAATATTACGAATTAAACCATCATAAACTTGCGCTGTTTTCGTATCGGCGGAACTATCAACCGCCTTAACCTTGATAGATGGCTTATTCTGCCTAGCGTCATTAACAACCTGACGAATAAACGTCTGCATCTTGTTAATGGTTAAGACAGGCCTTCCATCAGCTTTACGCTTATTTACAATTTCTGCGGGCCATTGTTCACCAAGTTTAGCAAAACGTAAATCCTGTAAGCCCATATCATGGTTGTCGGATAACGCAGATTTTGCAATCTCAAACCGATCACGGTTGAAGGTAAGCTTATCTTCTTTTTTACTGGTCTGCTTCTTGTCCATTAACCCATCCATCCACCAGCACCCGCATATGACTTACGAGCTGTTTTTTTCTTTGCTGGCTTTCGTGTTAATTGTGGGAATAACTCAGTCATGCCCCAAACAACCGCATCAGCTCTGTCAGGTGAACGATCCCCGACATAACCAGATGTTGTGAATTCTGTTAGCTGGTCTTCAATCTCTGGGAAGTAGCCAACATGCTTTATTTTACTAGGGTACAAATACGAAATAGGCTCGGCCCTGATAGCTTTACCTCTTGAGGCGTGGACCTCTTTGTATGGTGTTTGTGGCCTGGCTGCCTGAATAACAGCACGAACCATATCACCACCGAAATTCTTCTCAGCGACAACGCAATCAGCCTTATGCCGATCAAAAGCCTGCCCGACAATATTGCCCCAAACTTCCGGCTTAAACTTTCCTGATAGATCTTCGAGTAAGTAACCTTTCCCATCAGTGCCTAATGCGCAAACAGCTATCCCTATTTCGTCAGACCGTTCATCTTCATCACCTGAACAACCAGACGGATCAACAGCAATAATAATACGTTGGAAATCAGGGGTGCCCCCGTCCAATATTCTGCAACGATCAAATGTATCAACAGACCATAAAGCGTTATCGTTAGCGGCTAAGAACTTACCTTCGAGGAACCTTTGACGCATTCTTTCTGGTAGCGCTTCAAGCTCTTGAATGTATTCTTCTGGTAGGTTATCCGCGTTATCGCTTGGATTCATAAGCAATGAATCGTAACGCTCTTGACTTTTCAGCGCTTCCTTACTGTCAGGATCAATCTTTTTAACAAATACCCGATAAGACCAATGCGATTGCCCTGGGGGGTTACAATCATAATAAGCCTTGAGAGTTAAGCCGCATCGCTGCGCTAAACGTGTCATAGCCATATTACGAGCAGACCAGCTAATTTGTGAACACTCGTTTAAATATATTGTCGCGTATTCTTGCCCTAGAATCTTTTCTGTGCGCTCTTTATCGTCTAATCCGCCGAACCAAACTTCCGAACCATTAGGAAGCCTTAAATACCAATCTGTTCTATCTAGCTTGCACTTTTCCCATAACCCCGGCCAACAAAGCTTTATCACTTTTGGCAACGTATCCATGACAATAGACGATTTAATGTGGTTGAACCGAAACCTTAAAATAATATGACGGCTATTTTCAGCTTTTAAAGCCCTTACAATGACCGCCCTTACAAGCGTAAAGGTCTTTCCAGACCGTGACCCACCAAACAGCATTATGTGGCGCGGGCCTGCCCCTAATAGTCTATTTGCTTCTGACTGTTTAGCAGTGAGACTAAAGTTTATCGTCATCACTTACGAAGTTGAGTTGAAGCGGTCCGCCGTCAGGGCCGCTGATTTCGCTTTGAACCTTATCACCATACTTCTTAGGTTTGAGCTTTGAAGCCACCCACTTACGTGAGTCAATGCGAAGTTTTGCGCGCTGAATTAAATCAGGTTCCAATATATCTTTCGCTGTGTCGTACTGGTCAGCAATTGCAATAATATCGTCAGCCAATGCTTCCGCTTGCTCTTCTTTCGCGCGGGCGTACTGGTTGGAAAAGTCATCATGCAATGAGAGCCATCTAAATACTGTGCTTCTGTTTGGCATATCATCAGGTAGGCAAATTGCTCTAAGGCTTTCACCTTCACAAAGCTTCTCGCAAATATAGTCAGCCGTCTCTTGAGAGTAATCGCTTGGTCTGCCTATTAGCTTATCGGTCATAATGTTCCTGAAATATAAAAAGCCGCCTTGGATTTCTCCTTAGCGGCTTCTGAACCTACCGACACGCGATAGGTGGTTTACCTGATTAAAATACACAAATCAGTCTTCGTAGCAGATGTTGAATGAAAAAGACCGCAACGTAAGTATTTCTACCAAGTAGTCACGGGCGCATCGGATAATTAATAACTTGTGCCCTGATTTTGTTTCGCACTTGTTGCGTTATATACTACGTGTCATTAATTCGAGTCTGTGTCAATAGCGTAGAGATACTTACGTTGCAATTTATCCCAATCTTTTTTATTTTCCGTTTTCAACCGCTGCATTCCCACTGGAGACGGGCTGAAATCACGCATGTAGCCTCTGACGGCCTTACCAACGGTTTTATTTGATACATCATCCATGTTTATTAGGTCAAAGAGCTGGTGTAATGTACTATGAGCTTTCATTAACTCGTTCACCGTCGCATCTACTGGGTTTAGCTTGAGTGGGTTTCTTTTAAAGATATTAGTATTACTCATAACTTTCGCTCCTTCAATTTATCAAGTACCTTGCCAAGTGCGTATTGCAGTCCTTCCGCTTTCTCGATGCCCGTTATTCTTATCTCGTTGCCGCCTACACTGATATAAAATAATTTAGGATGGCCATCTGTATAACATTGGACTTCTACGCCGTCTGCGTTTCGTTTGATTGATGCCATCACGTCACCCCCTTAAAATGATTATCCAGCGCGTTTAATGCTAATCTAAGATCACCTATGAGGTGAGGCATAACTTGATCTTCAACGACTATAATCTGAATTGCTGCGTAAAGGTTTGAGCCGTGATGCATGTTGTTTGCTTCCTGGATAGCCTTTTGAACTCCAAGCCATCTTGCCTTTGCACGAGCTACACTATCAGCCTTTTCATCTTCTGTTAGCTCTACGCCTATTCCATCCTCATAATATGCACCTGGTGAACCAATAGCCCTATGGTAAGCATTGCGAATTTGAAGATACTTTTGCGATGCGTTAAACTGATCAATGTTTATAATATCCGCAGGTGGCGCAGGGTGCATATGTTGTGTTTCGTAGTTTATAACCAAACGCCCAACATAGCTAGATATACGAGGGTCTTTCATAGCGTATTCCTGTACTTTTTTCGGTTTTTCGTTCCACCCAATTGCCCTTAAACGCGCTACCATCGCGTCAATTGGATCTTGTGGTCGGTATGTGGTGTTATCGGGGTTCTTCGCCCGTGAAACACGTCCGTTTGGCTCTCTGTGAACGTTCTCAGCTCTTGGCCGTCCTCTTTTGCGTCTTCGTTTTGCTGCAACTGAAACCATGATATTCCCTCGATTAGATAACTTGCTGACAACTCGTTAAAACTCGGTACTTTGATACATCCTTTATGATGTTCACCATTCAATTCGTTTATAAATTGCCAACCCTAAGGACACGACGACTAACCAAAACCCGCCGTACCCTAGAAGTCCGCTAATTCCGTTTGAAACATAAATACTTCCTCCTACCATCAAAATTAGAAGAGAAAAAATAGCAATGCCAAACCCCGCTAACATTGAAAAAAGTAGTTTTTCTTTATTCATCTGTATTCCCTCGATTAAATTGTTATGCCGAAATAGATCAAAGCCACCAGTTATATTTATTATTAAATTTTTCACGCTCTTCATTAGTCGGGTTAAAATATTCATCTTCAAATCTTTTTAGATTTTCTTTGTAGTTTTGCTGGCGCTGCATGTGGAATTTTGTTGAAAGTGAAACGGATCTCAACACTCCAATGTTAGGATTGATGCCACTAACAAATTTTGAGACGTCCTTAATTTCTTTTATTTTGAAATCAGGGATGCCGACTTGTAATATTTTAGCAATAACCCCTCTTGTAGTGCTTTTTGTGACGTTTGCTGTGCTATAGCCTGACGGTACGCCTTGGCTTAGGATATTTTCCCCGCCTACGCCCAATTTCGCCCCTGAAAGGTCCATAGCCGCTTTCTCAGCTACTTGCTTTGCAACTAATGGGGAAGCGCCTAAGAAGCCTAAAAAACCTCGTCTATTCATTTTAAATCACCTTTCAATTAGATAACTTGCTGACAACTAAATTTGAATGGCCTTTTTGAGACTTGTCTCAGCGTATCGACCATCATCTCGCAATCTGATAAATTATAAAACAAATACTCTGTGTGTACTTCATAAGGCTTTGATTGCGGGGCAGACATAAGAACTATGAGCACTAGAACAAACATTAGATTTCCAATCTCTCAAGTGAAAAAAGTTCACCATTCATAAGGAATTGCTCCTTGTAGATTAGCGTTTGAATCTTAGATACGGCGTGGAGAACTGTTGTATGGTCCCGTCCGCCAAACTTACGGCCAATCTCAGGAAAAGATCTAATAGTAAGTTTTTTGCAAATATACATGGCCGCCTGTCGAACAATCACAAATTCCTTAGTCCGGCGCTTAGCTGTTAAATCAATAAAAGTTCCGCTACCGCGTTTGTAGCTTGCTTTTGGTGCGTTCCAATCTTGCAATAAAACAAAATCTTGGATCTGCTTAATTGTTACCCTATCTAACGGGATTGCATTCTCCATGTCCGCAGCCTCTAACGCTTCAAGTCTTTCACGGCGCATTCTTTTTTCATGAGCTTTAAGTGCTGCCTTTCTTGCAAGTCTCTCCCTGTACTGGCGAACCCATAAATGTTCCTTTGGTTTGGGAGCTTCTTCCTGCAATGATGTGCTTTCCATATATTCTATCTGTTTAACCTTAGCTCGAGCACGCAATCTAGCTCTTACCTCCGCATAGTGCTGCGCTTGCTTTATGGCCTCTGGCGAAGTTGATGGGCGGTATGATGCAAGCTTTGTGTCTTGCTGTACTGTGAGTGCTTGGGTCATTGGGTGCCTCCATTCTCAAAACCTAGAAATTCCAGCCCTTTTGCGGCCTTTTCATCATCTAATTTCATCGCCATAGATTTTAGCCTTTCCATTGCTTCTCGTTTCTCAGCTCCTGAATTATCAGTGCAATTGTTATGAGGCTTAGTGCTGCCTGTCGGTGCGTCCTCTTGATTGCCGTAAACCTTTTTGATTGTTTCTTTGACGAAGTCAGCACGTTTATTCTCAGCCCATTTATCAACGCCATCAAACGGATCGTCTCGTTTAATCTTGTCCGTCCAAATGATTTTCTTGAAGACTTGATCGCGGACCTCTTTGACCAATTCGCTAATGGCAGGAACAAAGATTTCATCATCAATGAATTTGGTAACAGCGGCTTCTATTGCATAGTTTGGATAGTCTTTTAGCTTTTCGGCGTAGACCTCCATACGGATAGCCTTTTCATCGACGTCCAAGTTTTCTTTGCTCGCAAGAGTGATAAATAGTTTACTGAGGTGCTTGCATATTTCTGAGAACTTAGCTTTTGGCACAGAAGCAAATATTTCTTCTCGACTGGTGCCGTCTTTGAACAATGGACGGTTTTCTTTGAATTGGACTAATTGGTTCATTGGCCCATCTCCTCTGCACGCTTCGCCATTTCCAGAAACATCATTCCTGTTGATGGTGTTTTGTTCCCGAATTTATTTCCTTGCACTGACAGGGCTTGAGGTGGCGCTAGCTCATCCTCCCATCTGCCATCATTCAACCAGCCCTGCGCTTGTTTCCAATAACGCTGTTCTGGCCCTCTTGTGGTTCGGTAGATTAAGGCTCCTGAAATGACTTGATCTGCAATCTTGTCGAGCTTCTTTCTCATCCAAACTTTTAATGCACCCTGCTTGCCTCGTTTGTCTTCGAAAGCTTCCCAGAACTCTTCAAATCGATCATCACCCGATTTTTTTGTTTGTTTTTTATTATTGATGGTTATTTCTTTTGATGGTTCTTGCGCGGTAGTTTTCACCGCTGGTGAATGACCATTTTCGCCACTGGCGAGATTTACCGCTGGCGAAAGTTGCCGCTGGATGTTTTGAAGCTTGAAACGGTATTTATGAACGCTTAAAGTGCCATCTTTTCGGCGTATTCTTTCACGTGAAATAAAGCCAATTTCTTCCAATTTTGAGAGGTGATCTCGTACCGTTTTATCAGACTGATTTGTGTACTTTGAAAGCCGTTTTACAGATGGGAAACACTCCCCGTTTTCATCGGCATAATTAGCCAATGCAATTGCTACAAACTTGCAGCCACTTGGCATTAAATCGCACTTAGAAATTAAAGTCATTACTTCTATGCTCATGGCTTACCTGCCAATCCGAAAACCAAACCTGCTAACGCAAGCAGTAACAACACAATAAGCCCGAAGCATATGCTCGATATAAGAAACACCTCAGAGACATGAGGCATGTCATAGCCTTGCTCTCTGCGCTGCTTAAGTTGCGTGGCTTTGTCTTGTTGATGTGTGGTGAAACGAATATCTTTTGAGTTATAGGATTGGTTTCTATCGCTCATGCCTTCTCCCTTCGCGTTTTTTTTGCGTCTTCCTTGCCTCTTCGAAAGTAGAAATAGGTCTTTATCGATTTCAGAACCTCTAGTTGCCTCTCCAAATCATTCACCTCATAATCTTCATAAATAGTTGAACGCAATTCTGTCAGCTCTCTTTCGATGCGGTCAGTAGCGGCGTCCAACGCATTGAGTTTTTGAGTGATAGATGGGCTTTCTTTGCTCATGCTGCGTTCTCCTTTGATATTGATGAAATAGTGACAACACATGCAGGGCCGGAATCCATCCAGCGAACGCGCAAATCTTTTACGTAATCACTGCTATCGTCTTCTATGATTTTGTGCGTGGTCAAAAGGTCCAATACAGCCTTCACGCGGTTGTCAGCGTCTTGTCTGTGCTTCGATTGGGCAACGAGGACGATATAAACCTCTACAGCACCAGAGATAGGCTTAGGATGCTGTGTATTGAGTAATAAGCCAGCCTCTTGTAACCAAGTTCGATATGCAGGACTTTTAATCCGGCTCTTTCGTGCATTGGAATACATCACGTTTACACTTGGCGGCATGGGTAGCTCTATACGGGTCATGAAACCTCCGCGAACAATGGAGAGTCATTCGATATCCTGGCTTTAGCCATCTCCGCATATTCAGGGTTTAACTCCAGAAGTATGCAATCACGCCCAAGGCGATCAGCAACAAGGCCAGTTGTCCCCGCACCGCCAAACATATCCAATACCATGCCACCCTTAGGACAACCCGCCAAAATACAACGTTTTGCAAGCTCAGGCGGAAACGTCGCAAAATGGGCTTCCGAGTACGCAGCCGTTGGAATATTCCATACTTCTAGCGGCGCTGGCTCATAATTACGTAGGTTGCGTTCTGTGACCGGTAACGCCAAGGCGCTATCAAAACTATCATTATCTTTAACACGCGCTTTATGCATGCTGTGAGGACGGTCACGTTTCAAGTTCTTTTGCTTACGAGCAACCGCCTTCATATTCCCGTTGGTTTTTTTCCCACCATTAGCGCGGGCAGATCCAATTTGCGCCATGATATCTTGTGATAACCGAGCATGTGTATTCTTAGAAACTGGTTGAGTTACCGCATCACCATTGTAGTTATATTGTGGCTGTTTACTGAATAGAAAAATCTTTTCATGAGACCCCGCAGGACGATCTTTAACACTTTCCGGCATAGGGTTAGGCTTAGCCCATATGATCTCAGACCTTACCCACCAACCGGACTCTTGCATCGCGATAGCAAACCGATTGGGTATCATACAAAGGTCTTTTGGCTTTAGAACCCCACCGATAGTCGAAAAAGGCTTGTCTCTAAATGTACGATCATCATTGCCCACGGCTTTTGTGGCTGCAGCGCTTCTCCCATTTGGAGTGGTCGCATAACAATCTCCATAATTTACCCAAAGCGTACCAGTAGATTTTAAAACACGTTTAAACTCCTCGAAAACCGCAACCATGTCTTTAAGATGTTCGCCTAGCGTTTCCTCAAGACCCATTTGACCTTCGACGCCATAATCACGAAGCCCCCAATATGGCGGTGAAGTCACGCCACAATCAACAGATTCATCGGGTAAGGTTTTAAGTTGTGCTAGGCAATCTCCGACTATGATTTGTATGCTCATCCCCTACCCCTCTTCTTTTTCCGTCCGAACAACAAAATCAGCAGCTTTAAGCGCAATAGGATTAATTTCATGTGTTGCTCTTTCGTGTTCGATTTGGCGTTCTGTCCGCACACATGCAGCGTGATAGGCGCATTGAAGCGCGACATAATTTGAAGCCATAAAATCTTTCAATTCAGGATCGTAAACCAACCGCTTGATAAAGCTGATCGATAGGCCCCATTTGCTTTGAAGGCGATAATACGCACCCTCATACGTATCGCCTTGTCCGCGATATTCTTTAGCAATCAATGCGTCCGCCATCTGTTTGGCGCTTGTTACATGCATTGGACTCTTGCTCCTTTTCTCAGTACTGCGAAAACTTTTCTCGCCCATGATAAAATCCTTGTGCTTAATTCGATCTGCGATGAACGAAACGAAACACGAGGTACTAAAACTTGGCTGAGCAGCACGAAACAAAGCCACGAAAGCTTGGGGTTAAGCGAGACTTAGCCCCGTCTACTCAGCAAGCCACCAGAATTGGAGGCTTTGAAACACTAGGTCAGGCTACAAGCGGAATAATCGCGAACCTGATAAATAAGCGGGTGAGAGAACCGCAAAGGGCTGAGCAACCCGAACCCTCACCCATCGCGCTACACCTTGGGAGGAAAGGAGCGCGAGTTAGAATTAAATGTGAGAGCAAACAAGGCCCATGAACGTAAATCGGTCATAGGGCCATCCATAAAAACTGGATTCCACGAGCTACGATTACGCTGCCTATCAACAGATATAAAAGGCTCTTAAATTTACGGCCTTCATCTCGTAAGCGATCTGATATGTTTAAGGTTATTGCCCCTAATCCAAGTAGTATAAGGCTGATATCCATCAAACCGTCTCCTTGGTTAACTCAGGGGAAGGCTCTTGAAGCTTGCGGAGGTTGTCCATTGTGGATTTGTAAGCGGGGCGGAAATGTCGCCAATTATACCCACGATGATACCCTACCGAGAAACTAAAAAATGTATTGTCGTATTCATGGATTACACCAGCAACGGCCAAGACATCACCTTTGGTTAAATCAAATTCGTATATTCTACCGTCTTCGGGAGAAACAGCGGAACCAGCTTTCACAACCACCAGCTCGTCACCTACTTGGACGTTATAAGGATATCCTTGATGGGTCACTCTGCTGGCTCCTGAATGGGCTTACGGAATATATCAGGCCTTATTTTCTCAGGAGGAAGTCCAAGTATTTCTGACACCCTCCATACATGTTCCGCTGGAATTTTATCGTTCTTAACCCACCGAGAAATCGCTTGTTGTGATAAACCAACCGATGATGCAAGTTTCCCCTGCGACCCTGCCAATTTGATTATTTCGTTAATCTGTATTTTCATCATGAGCCATTTAAACAACTTAAGTTGTAAATGTCAACAACTATTCTTGTGATGAACGAACACGGAAATATCTTTATGTTATCTGCATGGAAACACTAGCGACTCGCGTCCGACAGAGACGAAACGAACTAAAACTATCGCAAACCGCCTTGGCAAATCTCGTTGGAGTGAAACAACAGGCGATCCAAAAGGTTGAATCCGGACAAACTGAAAGACCGCGCTTCATTTTAGAGTTAGCAAGAGCGTTGCAAACGACCCCCGAAGAACTGTCTGACTTCAATGGTGGAATTGTATCTGATTTCAACCGATCTAATCTTGCGCAAAATGATGAAGAGCTCATACTTGAAATTTGTCAAGATTTAGCAAGCGACATAGCCACGGAAATAGATGGAATCACTCAAGACCCGCAAGCATTTGGCAAAGTATTCAGAGATTTACTAAAAAACCGGCTAGACGAACATCGAAACAATAATAATAGAGCTTACGAAGATTCAAATGTAATCAGATTTGCTATTCGTTCAATTTCAGGGCAATAAACTCATCAAGTCTCTCTAAAAAACTATCTATGTTGGGGTGTACGTAACCTGTTTCTGGTATTTTAACACCATTTATATTGCGATCACGCTTCACAACACCTTTCCAACCCCAAAACCTATAACCAATAGCGGCTTTGTTATCATCGAATGCCCAAAACCCAATTGGAACCTTTCCTAATTTGTGGGCGTAGCCTAAACCGGATCGCCACAATAACGGTCCAGAAATTCCACCTCTATACTCTTTCAAAATGTATGTTGCATGCAGCTCTGAAACTATATCTAAATCAGGGTCATCATTAGGTTTGCAGTATGTGAAGCCAACAATCTTAGCGGTTTTTTCATGTAGAGAAAACAACCTCTCCCCATCCAGTGGGCTTTCAACCACTCTGTTCCATTGCTTTAGTCTAAATTTAAGCGATCTTGCGTCGTGAATTTCTTTAGGTATGAATTTGTAAACATCCTTCCAGCATTTTCTATGTATCCGAGCGATTGATTGAACATCGTCACTAGTTGCTTGAGTTACAAACATTGGTACTACTCCTTGTTGCATTTCAAATAAAGTTGATTTACGATCGAGTGATGTTAAGTGCAGACGAAAGACAGAGAATTGAGGGCGTATTTACTCAACCTTCTAAAAAGAAAGTTGAAGAACCCCGCCTTAAAATAGTTATATTTATTGTAGTTTTTGTTGTTTTTGCGATATTCGCAGGTTCGTCTACATTGGTAGAACAACCAAATAAGCCCGAAAGCTCTATCTACAACTGGTAGTAGTTATTTCTGGATGAATTCGAGATATATTGATCTAATTGGGAAATATTCATTCGTTACCCATGCCACTTTTGCATCTAGGTCACCCGTATTCATAATCACGTAACCAAAGGATGATCTTTGGTTGTTTGCAAAAGATTTTACGAAATCCTCCAAACCAATAACTTCTGGATATTGCTCAAGCATAGCACCATTATTTTTGCTGACTATTGAAACGCACAATTCGCACCTGGTGGACCTATCTAATAGCAACAGCTCTTCCGGCGTTAATACAGCTGCTAAAACTCCTAAAAAGTTTTTACCAGAATACACAGGCATGGTTAGAGGTATAAACGGGAACCCAGAAGTTCTGCCCGCTAGTATACCTCCAATTTGCATCTCATTAGACTTGCCGAGCTTTGCTTTCTTAAAATATCCTCGATCCGACAAATCTAATGGGATAGCTTCTTCTCGCGAACTATCGGCTGAAATTTTACCGTCTTTGTCGATAAACAGGATAGACCGTATATGCCCTGTTTCTTTAACCTTCCGTTTCAACAATAAATGCAAGTTATCATCAGTTAAAATAGATCTTGAAAGTAGGTCACTCAATCCTATCAGAGCTAAACGCCCTTTACCCAGTGCCTTTGATAAATGAGCGTCCATTAATTGGGCGCGTACAATGATTTCACTTTTATCCAAGCGAGTAGACTGACCCGATACGGGTGATATCAATAACAGATATATGAGTAAGCATTTTAGTAGCTTCATAAAAACAGTCTCTTTCCCACCGCATTAGGAATGTTACTCGCCGTGCTGTCTAGTGCTAAATTTAGTACATAACCAATTGTTGGCATATTTTTACAACTTTTGTTGTTTTTTGTGTTGACAACTTTTGTTGTTTTTCGTACATTAATCCTCAACACAGCAAGAAGAAGCCTACGCAAACGCTAGCGCCGATCTGCTGAAACAAGTTGAGGAAATGATGATGAACGTGCAAACGCCAAACCAAAAAATACTGGCTGACTTGGCAAGCGATATCATAGGCATGACTGATGATATTGATCAGCATAGTATTGAAGCAAATCTACGTGCACTTACTCGCTATATGGCGCAATCTTTCACGGACTTAATTGAGCAAGAAGCGGTTGAACACGACGTTATTGTAGATCGCAAGCCGAGTGACTTCTGCGAGGCTCTTGCAGGTGAAATCATATATCAGCTTGAAGACCTTCAAAGCGAGATTGAACTGAAAGAACAGCGCGAACTAGATGCTGTTGGCTATGTCGATCAGAACAATGAACACCGTCACGGACATAAAGAATATGGGGTGCTGTCGTGATTGATCTAGGCACCATACAAGGCACCAACAAAACCCGCCATGAGTGGAAGACAAAGCTTGCTCAAGGTGTTCTGTTCGCAGGTATGTGGGCTTTATTTATTTTAGCAATTAGTGGGGGTATGTCATGAGTGGCGCACAAGAAATATGGGACATGGCAGAAGCTACCGCACAAAGAATGATTGATGAAAAAAATGGCAAGATGCCACCTAAGCTTCAACGTGCACTCGACCAGTTTACTCAAAATAGAATAGCAGAACTTGAAGGCGCAGAAAAGGCGTTAGCAGTCGTAATGGACCAGCTTTTAAAAACTACGACAGAATACGAAAAATTAGGCGGTGATAACGAGCTGGTAGCCATTAACATGAAGCTCTCAGATAGTTTTAAAAGCAAATACAGAGGTATAAACAATGGGTGATAGTAAAGCAACCATAGGCGCATCTATATGCGCTGTCATGGCTGAAATAAAAAGGCTTAAAAAAGCAGATAAAAACGACTTTGCAAAATACCTCTTTACGTCTGTTGATGACTTTAAAGACGAGGTTCGCCCACTTATGGCGAAACACGGTCTTTTAGTGAATATGAACGAGTTATCCCTTGATACGCAGGTCATCACAAATGACAAAGGGAAAGAAACGCTAGTATCCTCTTACAAGTTTTCAATCGAGCTGGAACATGCCGAAACAGGCGATAAGCAACAGGCTGAAAACATTACAATTATGTTGCCGTATACTGGAGCTCAAACAACCGGTGCAGCTCGTTCGTATGCCTTGAAAGAGTGGTTTAAAAGTAAATTTCTGGCTTCATCTGGTGATCAAGGTGCGGAAGCAGATCACAATGAGCAAGCGCAATATTCAACTAAAGACCGTCTCGGTAAGCCAGCAGCTAGGGAGCTGTCAGGCGAGCTTGATAAAGAGCTGAATGAACTGGCAAACAAAAAAGATATAGACGCTCTTCGAGCTTGGTGGCCTGAGCAATATTACCGAATTGAAACCTTGCCCAAAGATTGGGAAATTGCTCTCAAAACACGATGGCAGACAGCAGGTAAGGAACTTAAAGCCAACGAAGATTTAGACAAGATGAGTAATGAGCAGCTTGATGAAATCGCAATGGGTAAGAAGCCTACGGAAGCCGCTTAATGTCCACCAGCCCAAGAACCAAGATCACAGTAACAGACGAGCGTAAAGCGTGGTCTTGGGCTTGGAGAAACAAGAAAAGCCAAATGATGATTTACATTTTGTACGTTGCGCAAGATGCGGTCAGAAACGATGGCCTAACCCAAATCGAAGGCTTCAATATAACAGAAGGTTGCGAAAATGGATAAGGAATCATGGGCAATGAGAATGTTTGATCGAGGTTGCGGATATGAAGACGTGGCCGTGAAACTGGATATTCCTTTATCTCTCGCGAGACTTTGGATGTTTTCGTATTTGGGTGTGCCGCGAGAGAAAATGAAAGCAAACCAATAGGAGAAGATGAGATGCCTTCAATGGTCCAAGTAAACTGCAAAACATGTAGCTTACCGTTCGATGCTAGAACCGCTGACGTTGCGAGAGGATGGGGCAAGTTTTGCTCAAAGTCTTGCAAAGCAAAAGAGCAAGAGAAACGTACAGGGCAAAATAAATCGTACCTGCATAGAAAAAATACCAGACGAGATATCGACGGAGACGACGATGATTACGACCTCTCTTGGGATGCACACAAAGTTTGGACTAACGCCACCCAATAAACCTAACTAAGAGGAAAGAAGAATGTCAGTTCTAAAGCTTAGAAAAAAGCAACGTGGGCCTTGGTGCAGTTACTGCGAAAGCGAACGAAATAGAGCTGAGTTTCGCGGCCTGGGGTTTACCAAATTCGCCTGTCAAGCACATATCAAAGAACTGTATGCAGATGACACGAATTACGAAAATACTAACTTACATTCAACAGAAGCTGAAAATTCAATCGGCTATGTCTAACCCCACCCAATAAACAGAAAGGATAATGAGATGGACACACCAAACCAAAACAACGGACAACTTCGAGCATTTATTGAGCGGATAGAAAGATTGTCAGAAGAAAAGCAAACTATCGCCGACGATATAAGCGAGGTGTACGGCGAAGCTAAAGTGGTGGGTTATGACACAAAGGTTATTCGCAAAGTTGTTGCCATTCGCAAGCTTGATCAAAACGAGCGCATGGAACAAGAGGCGGTGCTTGATACGTATCTCGCAGCTTTGGGAATGTTGCCAAGTGATGAGGCCGCATAATGTCTGATTTTGGCCCAATGATCGATATGCAATGGGACGGTGAAAGTCTAGTCCCATCTAGCCCAAGATGGCAAATAGCCGCTGACAGGCAATTGGTCGTTGGGCAATCATATAAAATCCGTGAACATGCCGAGCGCACCGATAAAGATCACAATCATTATTTTGGTTGTATCAAGAAAGCATGGGAAAACCTACCTGAAAGCTTTGCAAACGATCTGTTTGCCCGTTCACCGGAACACTTGAGGAAATACGCGTTAATCAAAGAGGGTTATGCCGACGCACATCAAATGCCCTGCCCGACCGCTGGCGAGGCTATGAGATTAGCCGCCGCATTGCAGCCAGTAGATAAATATTCAATCGTTGTTACGGATGGTTCGATTGTCACGAGATACACGGCACAAAGTCAAAGCCGTAAGGAAATGGGCAATGAGATTTTCAAGGAATCAAAGCAGAAAGTTTTATTGTTTTGTGCAGATTTAATTGCTGTTGATTTTGATGAATTCACCGACACGTCAGAGTATAGGAGAAACGCAGCATGACCCCATACAGCAAAGAGATTGAAAAGCTCGAACGTCTCAAAGATGCAAGACGATCTGGAAGCCTCACAATTCGCAGCTTAACAGACCTTCAAGAGCAAATACGCAATGACGAACTACAAGCAGAGCTTAACGGCACAAAGCCAGTGTACCGCGTACCGGCTGGGATTAACCGGAGGGTGAACTAATGAGAGCGGTCCCCGAATGGATAGGTAAGACAGACGATTCAAAGGTGCCGGATCGCGTAAAGCTTCGTGTTCTCGATGAATATAAAAACAAATGCGCGCTATCCGGCGTTGAGTTCAAACCTGGGGACAAGATCGAATTTGACCACATTACCCCGCTTTGGATGGGTGGCGAAAATCGAGAAAAGAATTTGCAACCGGTTTTACCCGTACCACATAAAAAGAAAACAAGCACAGAGGCGGCGGTTCGTAAAAAAGTAAATCGCATTCGAAAGAAACATACAGGCGTCAAAGAAAAGAAGCCATGGTCTAAATTCAAAAAGAAAATGAATGGTGAGGTAGTAGAAAGATGATCACAGAAAAAGAAACACAATTTGCTCGTCACGCACTTGGTTTAACACGCGGTAAAATCGCTTATAGAAACGGCTTTCATGCTGGCGGCAAGGATATCGATACTGGACGCTCCTTAGAAGCTAAGGGAATGGCGGTTAGCTTCCCACCTAGTGAACTTTTTCCAGATGTGATTTTTTGCATAACCACTAAAGGGTTTGAGGCGATTAAAAAACGTGGTGAGAAATTAGACCGCGAAGAGTTGGAACGTATTAAGCGGCTTGATCAAAAAGCCCTAGCCGGAGCCAGCCGATGACTAACCAACCAGAGTTAAAGCCCTGCCCTAGATTGCCAGTTTTAAGAACGCCAGAAGGCATAGTTAAATCATTAGAGCAATGGGTAGAGTTTACCCGCCGTGATGACTGCTTACGTAGAATGGTGCCTAGCGACCTACGGGTAATATTATCAAACCTAAAAACCCGTGAAGCTCCTAAAGTTAAGGCTTTGGAATTTGTAGACAGTAAAGCGGAAGGCTGCAACATCATTTACAATATTAAAAAATGGCCTAACTCCGAAAAGTATCGAGTTATGTTCAACCGCTTTGGCGGCATTGATTGGCTTATGGACAAATTTGATAGCTGGCATGGCGCACGTGTTGCCGCCCAGTCCCACTATGGAAAACTAATACTAGAAGCATTGGAGAAGTGAATGACCATGCAAAAAGGAAAAGATCTTTTAGTTAAAGTAGATCAAGAAGGCGATTTTGTAACTGTCGCAGGGTTGAGAGCTAAAAGACTGACTTTTAACCATGATAAGCTTGATCTTGCCAATGCCGAAACCTTGGATAAATGGGGCGAGTTATTAGCTAATTCAGACCTGGAGCGTGTTGGCATCTCTGGTTCTGGAATCTTTAAGGACGCTCAGAGCGATGATCTGGTGCGGGGAATGTTCTTTTCCAGTGATATCAAGGAATGGCAATTTACTGTTCCTGATTTTGGGAATTTATGCGGAAAATTTCAAATTACAGCGCTTGAATACTCTGGCCAACATGGTGGCGAAATCACTTTTGAAGCCGCTATGGAATCGTGTGGCCCAGTTCAATTCACCTCCTGTGGATAAGCTGTTAACAAAGAGAGAGAAGAAACAAAGTAAATGAGCGATCCTTTTATCCTTCAACAGATTGGCTATCGTAAGCCAGATGCAGCGAAATTCGTTGGGGTTAGCCCTTCGAAATTCATGCAGCTTGTTAAGGATAAAAGGATGCCGGAACCCTCACAAGTTGACGGGTGCGTGATTTGGGATGGTCGGGAACTAATAGCCGCCTTTGACGCACTAACTGGTAAAGGGGATGGCAATTGGAACATATGAAATGTGATATTCCAAACGTCACACAATACGAGGACAGGCACGGAAAGCTAAGAACGCGATACCGTAAATATGGTGTTACGGTTCAATTGCCAGATCCGGCGCACAAAGATTTTCCGCAATCTCTTGCAGATGCGATAACCAAAGCTCAAAACATCAAAGATGGGGTTCCTGAGAAAGAGGTATATAAAAACGGGACAATAGGTTTTGCTCTTGAGCGATATTACAATTCACCAAAGTTTAAAAACCTCAAGCCCAAAACTCAGAATGAATATAAGAATGCATTGAATAGGCTACTTGCAAAAAACAAAAAAGCCGAAGTGTCCAAACTTACTGATTCAATGGTCGAAGCAATGCAAGTAAAAATGGAAGCAACGCCAGCAATGGCAAATGCGACCATGCGGTATTTCAGAACGTTTTTAGCTTACTGCATAAAACCGCTGCAATTAATATCACAAAACCCAGCCTCATCTATCACAATGTACGAGATAGGCGAATGGCGTAGCTGGTCAATTGAGGAATGCGAACGGTTCGAGGCTTATTGGCCTGTTGGAACGCTGCAAAGGTGGATTTATACAGTAGCGCGTTACACATCACAAAGAATTGGCGATGTAGTGAGAATGAGCCGCCACGATATCAGGGATGGTTTCATTCGCGTAATTCAGGAAAAGGGGCGCGGCAAAAACAAGACCGGCGAAGAAATGTGGATCTTCATTCACGATGAAATTTTAACTGGATTAAACCATTTACCAAGCGATCAGATAGCGTTTTTTATTACCGAACGTGGTAGACTATTAAAAGAAGATCGCGCCTCAAAAATCATGGCCGCAGCTATCAAAGAAGCTGGTTTATCAAAGGATTGCGTTGTTCACGGATTGCGCAAACGAGGCGCTACGGATCTTGCAGATAGTGGCGCAAATGACCGTGAAATTATGTCAGTAACGGGCCATAAAACAACGGCTATGGTCGGTAAATACACAAGAGCGGCAGATCAACGGAAACGATCTAAGGATGCTATTACTAGATTTGAAGAGAATCGAAAATGAGAACGGAAACAAAACAGAAAATGGCTAACCCTATTGTAGCTAAATGGCTAACCTATCCGCAGAAAAGACTTGCAAATTCATTAGACCAAACAATTCAAATAGTTGAATGGTGCCCCCACACGGACTCGAACCGCGGACCTACTGATTACAAATCAGTTGCTCTACCAACTGAGCTATAG